GACAGGAGGGAGTAAACATTCCACTGAATGTTAGTTCCAATAATACTTTTATGATCACTTCAAGAACATTAAGTGTAATTGAAATGAAGAAATAACAGCACCCAAACGGGTGCTTTTTTATGCCGAAATTAGGGGGCTGCATGGCAGACAATCAGCAAATTATAGATACATCGACCGCTTTGGCGGCCAGTAAGGGTGCAACATACGGGGGAAGTGTGGCAGGAGCAGTTTCGGCGTGGATCGGGTCAATCGATTTAGCATTTTGGGTCAGTATCATCATTGGTTTAGCTGGTTTTTTAATGAACTGGTACTACGCCAGAAAGAAAAATAAGCGCGATGAAATTGCACTTAAAGCCTATTTAGAAAGCTTGGAAAATAAAGGTGACTGTAATGTCAAACAAGACTAAATATATTGCAGCAGTCTTAGCAGCTTCGGCTGCTTTTTTTGTGGGCGTAAAAAACGATGAAGGGTTTACATCAAAGCCAGTAATTCCCGTTAAAGGGGATCGGCCAACACAGGGCCATGGTTCTACATTTAAACCCGATGGCTCACCAGTAAAAATGACAGATCCACCAATCACACGAGCAACAGCAGATAAATGGTTGCGTAATGATGTGGCCAAGCGTGAAGTCGCGTTTAAAGATTCATTGAAGGGCGTGAAATTATCACAAACTGAATACGACCTATACCTCGATTTCACGTATCAATACGGGATTGGTGCATGGTCTAGCTCATCAATGCTGAAAAATCTAAAGGTAGGGAAGTATAAGGCAGCTTGCGACTCATTACTTAAATATAAGTACGTTGCAAAGCGCGATTGCTCTATTCGTAAAAATGGATGCTATGGCGTCTGGACTAGACAGCTTGAAAGACATGCTAAATGTATAGGAGCGCAGTGATGTGGATTGTATTTGCTGCTAAATATTGGCGAGAAATCATTATTGTGTTTCTCGCTTTTTTATTGGCCATATCTTTGGCCGTACTCAATTACAAAACGGGTCAGTTAAAAGAAGCTGAACAAAAGTGTCAATCGCAGATCCAAGAGATTGAACGTAAGAATTTAAAAGCACTTGCAGAAAAGCAAAATCAAATCAATAAAGTGAGCGCAGACTATGAAAAAGCCAAAGCTGAGCAAAGCATCAAAGTCGAAACGGTTACACGTGAAGTGCAAAAGATCGTGGAGCGTCCTGTTTATAAGTCTAGCTGTGTTGACGATGTTGGGGTGCAGCAACTCAATGAACTCATTAAAGCCGGTAATACCAGCTAATCTTATTCAACCGTGTTCAAATCTAAATGAATTGGCAGGAACAACTGGTAAAGATTTAATGATCTGGTCAGTTGATACAGTTGCAAAATATAATGACTGTAAAACAAGACATATTGCGGTTGTGAAGGCTCTTGAATAAGAGCCTTTAATAATGTGCAATTATTTGCTCAAAAAAGCTTAAAAATAAGATATTTGAGCAAAAATATTCTCAAATAAAAATTAGTTGTTTATTGTTAGCATCCCTTCAAATGAAAAGTAATTATTCGACTTAAGATTTTGAGACATAGACCAAGCACGATTTTGATACATACTCCCGCCAAAACCTAATTTAAATTTTCCAAACTTTTCTTGAATATCTTCTATCGCCACCATCAAATTTTCTGTTTTTTCTAGGTCACTATAATCTGTTAGTAAGTCATAAGTATAAGTATGCTTACTCTCGAGTGCAGTTAAAACAACACCACATTTTTTAAAATCCACATCTTGTTTATAAATATGATCAATCATTCTGGTTGTTGCTTTAATTAGCTTTCTAATGTCGTCCGTTGGAACACTAAATGGTTGTGATAGTTCTTTTTTATAAAATGGTTTATTAATATCAAAAGGGCTTGAGTGTGCAAAGCCGATAATGCAGCCACACAATGCTTCATCTTTTCTTATACGTGTAAATGCTTCTTGAGTTCTTCTTGCGATTGCTTCTCTTAAATCATCTTTATTGGTAATTTTTTGCTTAAATGCACGTGAAGAAATGATTTGTTTACGTGATGGTGGCGTGTCTTCAATTTCGATGCATGCAATACCATTTAGCTCAAGCACGGTGCGCTTCATAACTACACTAAATAAAGATTCAATATGATATGGATTTGACATCATAAGATCATAAACTTTTGTGATTCCCATTGCTTCAAGCTTTTTAGAATGTTGACGGCCAACACCCCAAACCTCTGAAACGCTAGTTTGTTTATAAAGTAAATCTCTTATATTTGAAGGAAAAGAGACTAAGTTACATACGCCGTCAAAAGTGGGGTATGTTTTTGCAAGATGATTAGCCATCTTTGCTTCAGTCTTACTTCTGCCGATACCGACACAAACAGGTAAACCGATCCACTGCAAAATCCTTGCTTTCATTAATTTTGCGTATGCATCTAAATCATAATTTTGCTGGTAAGCAGTAAGCTCAAGAAATGCTTCATCAATACTATATGTTTCATGTTCATGCGGTGCGACAAACTGTTTTAATATTGCATGAAATCGTTTACTCATTTCAGCATAGACAGGGTAGTTGCTTGAAAGCACAGCTACATTATGACGCTTAACCAAATCAAATATTTTAAATAAAGGTTCGCCCATTTTAATACCGATTGCTTTAGCCTCAGCACTCCGGGCAACAGCACACCCGTCATTATTTGAAAGAACAATGACTGGTCTATTATTAAGCTTTGGATTAAAAACACGCTCAATGCTTGCATAGCAATTGTTGACATCAACAAGTGCAAAAATACGCCTTCTCATACCCACCTTGAAAACGTTACAAATTCAAAATAAATGGTAGAGCTGAGTTACATTAAATTCAAATTTAAAAAATTGTGGATAAATAATGGTTAGTCATAACTTGTCGCTGGCGGTAGTGCATTTGGTCGGAAAATAAACGCGCTGATATTGTAATTAAATGGATCTGTAACTTTTAAATATTCCTGTTTGCTGAACAAAAATTATACCGAAAGTATTCGGGGAATGGTTTCGTAAAGGTCTGATTATATTGATGTTAGTTTTATAGTTTTTCATTGTTTTTTATGGTTGAAAAAAGGCACTATTCTAATATTATTCAATGTTTTATATTAATTAGAGCGTAATCTTGACATCGTAGAGGTCTCCAGTTCGAGTCTGGATATACCTACCAAGATTTTAAATTCATATCCTGTTACATAACTCTATATGAACCGAAAAACCTCAAATTTCAATGATTTGGGGTTTTTTTATTACTTTATATGCCTTTATATAAATCTATATATTAAAGCTTATTCTGTATCACGTGTTGTATCATACCTATAAATCTAACTCGTGATACAAGACATATCTTATTTATGAAAAGAAACGCAATAAAAAAGCGCCCCTTATCTGATACTACATTGTTGAATTTAGAACCAGAGGAAAAGGATTATAGAGAACCTGATAGTGGAGCGCTTTATTTTGTAGTTAAAAAGACAGGTAGGAAATCTTGGCAATTACGCTATAAGAAAGAAAATGGTCAATGGTCTTGGATGGGCTTAGGTGCTTATCCCGAAGTTGGTGGAGCGTTAGCAAGACGTAAAGCAAGTGAACAATTAGCAAAAATAGCACTTGGTGAAAGTATAGAGACAAAATCGACTTTAAAATCGAAGCAGCAAAAAGTAGCAAATCAAAAATTTAGTATTTTGATTAATGAGTGGTTAAATACAAAAAAAAATAATTGGGGAGCTGCTACCTTTGATAAGGCAAAAAAATCTATTGAGCGACATATTATTCCTGCTTTTGGTGATCGGGATTTTACAAGCATTTCACCTGTTGAGTGGTTTACCTTTTTCCAAGGATTGCAAAGAAATTTAAATATTCATACTCAAGTCGATAAATTAACTTCTTACTGTCGTAATACGTATGATTGGGCAAAGTTTCAAGGACGAGTTAATTCTAACCCCTTAGAAGGTATGGCTAAGCATCTTGATAAAAATGTTGGTGGCAATATGAAGTTTGTTGAGTTAGATGAACTCCCAACTTTAATAAGATCAATCCGTAGTTATCCAAAAAGAAATTTAGCAATAGGGCTAGAGCTTTTTATCTTACTGTTTCCTAGACCAGTTGAGCTGCGTTCTGCTACTTGGGATCAATTTGACCTTGAAAAAGCAGTATGGACGAAACCTGCTGAGATTATGAAAAATGGAATAGCTCATGCTGTACCTTTGCCTAAACAAGCCATCCTTTTACTAAAAGAGTTACAACTCTATAAAACAGAATCTAATTTATTATTTCCAAGTCGTGGGAGTCTAACAAAACCAATTTCTGATAATACTTTTAATATGGCATTAAATAGGATGGGATATAAAGGAAGACAAAACCCTCATGGCTTTAGGCATATTGCTAGTACTGCACTAAACAATAGATTTAGTGATAAAGAGCAGGTTATTGAGACATGTTTAGCTCATATGAAAAAAGGGGTAAAAGGTGTTTATGATAAAGCTGCACATTTCGAGGAGAGGAAAGAAGTGATGCAATGGTATGCTGATGAGTTAGATAGATATCTCCTAACTTGATTTTGTTTATTAAGGAAGGAACAGAATCATCCAGATATTTTAAAAAATAACATTAAATTTATTTAGCCCCTCTATTGTTGTGCTTAACCTATGAATGGATAAATCCTTAATTGTAATTAGTGTGTTACACGGAAGATGAAGATGGGACGTGAGATTAATTAATATGTAATAATTGCGGTTAAGTAATTGATTTTAAATTGTTAGTTGGGTTGCTTGGAATGTATGTTTTATTAATTTATATCTTATATAGTTAAGTGTTTGAAATCTTTTAAATTAGGAAATGTATTAAAGACAGTAGAGAAATATTTTTCATAAAACTGTTGACAAGTTTTTTTAACTTGTGTATATTTCGCCGCCTGTCTGATTTGGCAGACGTTTTTTTAATAAAAAACATAATTGATTATTTAAACCAACACTAATAATCGCAATATATCTAATTGAAATTTACTCAGCAATAAGTGCACAAAACTTACCGCATCTTCTTCTGTAGCTATATTCATTATTACTATCATATCCTAGATATTCTTTTAAAGAATAAATCTATGCGATAGCTATGTAAGCGTCCGCTGAATCCCATACCTATTTTTTAATTCGATTTAGGTTTCCAGCAGTGCGGCAGCAATTCTTCAATTTGGGTCACTTTGTGTGTCGGTAAC